TAGTCGCTTGATTTCCAACAGTCTGTGTAGTAACTCTTACTTAATCAAATAATGGGCGATCAACCAAAAGCGGTTGTTTATTAGTCGAGGTAGATGCCACTTTTACTTACGATGCTTTTTGTCTATTATAGCCTTAACCATATGGTGAAGACAAAAATCCTGAAGGCATTTCATTTAATTCACTCTTGATCATTAAAGAAGGGTTTTTAGATACATTTAGTAACTCTTCGAAAGTATGCATAAATCCATCAGAATCTGTAGGTTTAAACTTATATTTTTTAGCTACTCTATAATCCATTCTCTGTTGAGGAGTATAGTCCTTCATTCCCGATCTATAAACCTCTCCCGGTAAATAGTTACTGGCATAATCTATATACTTCATCTCCAGTTCTCAGCTAAATGCATTCTAGATCCCACTGCCGTGTCTGCAGGCCCAGGGAGAGCCTGTATAAACTCAGCTCCTGAACGTTCATATCTATAACGTGCTTGCATAGGATCTTTATAGTTAGGAACATATAAAATACCTGCTAGTCTGTTAGTCTCATATAAATAAATCTCACTCCATATCTTCAAAGCATCTTTTGCATTACTGGAACGAATAGTTCTATCAACGTCACCAGCTATCGTTTCTAATCTTGTAGAAGGAGTTGATGCAACCTCTGTTTTCTTTTCAGCAGTATCACATCTTCCTATCTGAATAATAATCTTATCGACAAAAAATGAATCTGGGACAGTATTCATTGCTTCTTCTAAACGAGCATAATCACCAGCTGGAACAGAAACAGTAAAGTATCCTAAATGATACCTAACCCTACTTTTATCAAAATCAGATAACTCCACACTAGTACTATTAATTGTTTAAATTATACTCGGATTAAATCAGCAGAAATAACAGCTTCCCAGTCCACTCTCTTTATTTGCTTAAGTTGTTCCAGATTAACAAACCTCTCACCCGATAAAGACATTTGTAGATCTTTTATTTCTCTTGCAGTTTTTAACCCTATTCCTTTTATGTGATCAGCAATCATTTGAGCAGTAGCTCCATTGATGTTTAATCTCATATCAGGAGGGAACTCTCTAGGCTCTTCTTTAGATGCCTTATCTTTCACCTGTAGTGTCTTAACTTTAGTAGTAGCTCGTGTATCAACAGTTAATTCATGGTCATATACGTGAAATACTTTTCCATCTTGGTCTTCGACCATAAAGCATTCACCACCATCAAGTTCACTAATCTTCTTGACTCTGGAACCCGTTTTTTTATGTTTATAAAGCATAACTAAGATCAAAGTAATAACCTTGACCTTAGTTTACCTCATTTAGCTAACTGTGCGACCTATTATGTACTGCTCAATATCATTGTACTGAGGAGCTGCATCAGGTTGTATGTAACAAACTTCACATACAATGTATCCTTTCTTATTTGAATCTACGTCTGCATCGGATAGGTAGAAACCATTCCCAGCTGCAGTAGCGTTGGCACCAGCCTTACTGAATACTTTGTAAGTAGTTGCAGCAGTTATTGGCTTATATGGTGTTCCTGGATGTAATGCACCACCTGCGGCTGTACCAGAAGCTGTAATGAATGGGTTACCACTGAAGCCTTCTACGCCAGCAGCGAAGAATATTGCACCAGATCCACCATCACCTGTTCCATCTACTGTAGATGTAATATTTGCCTGAGCACAGTTTTCTGCAAGACCAGAAGCTGCTACAGGAGCACCACCATTACTACGTCCGAATGATACAGCGTCACCTGTTGCGGCATAAACACCGGAAGCAACACGACCGTCCCAACCAGATGCAACAGATACTGCAGCACGATATACATAAGAAGGAAGAGTTGAACTACCTGAGATCACCATTCCTGTTATGTCTGTACGTGTGCTGTCGTTTCTATAAGGTGAAGGAACAATAACATCTACTGATGATACTTTCGCTCCTACCTTACCTGTAATTTGTGCATAACCACGTTGTTGGAAATACCTATAACCTGGTACAGCGAGTACGGAAGTAGGACCTCCGACACTCTTGTCATTAGTGCTGTCATCATTGGTATCAATATTCTTGTACCAACCGTTGAGAGCCTCTGTAAAGTTACCAGGGTATATTTTTTTAGCTGATAAATAAGACATTTATTTCTCCTTAATTTTACTTTTTATTATTTAGTTACTAGATGCTGCCATCATCAGATAAGAAACTGAATGCTGTTGTAACGAAGTCTTTGTTAAGGATTTCGTAACCTGCATACAATTGCCAGATCAATATGATAAATCTACTAAAGTCATCATTATTGTTAATGAGTACCTGTGCATTTGGTCCTCCAATTCCAACACCAATAGCTTGTGGTCCGAAGAAGAATCCTTGAGCAACTTCTTGAGAAGCATAAGAACTATTATCAAAAGTAGCTGTTATGTTCTTTGTTGGGAAGTTAGTAGACTCGAAGAATTTAACACCTTCAAACTGTACACCTGTTGGCATCACTGGTTCGCCCGCAAGGAAGTAAGCTTGTCCAGCCTGAGGTCCTTGGAAGAAACTAGCGTTGTTAGGAATCATAGGATTACCCATGTACATTCCTTGGCCAGGAGCACCAGCGTAACGAGCGATTTCTCTGAAGTCACTGTCACGACGTAAGTGCATCATGAATGTTGGATCAACTAAGCAACGATATAAACCGTCTGCATATGTTGGAACATTTCTCTTACGTAAGTCTTTAACAACAGTTAAAAGGTCAGTTTTTACTGAGAACTGTTGAATCTGGTTGCCATATTCAGTTGCTGTATACGCAATACGTCCAGAAGAGTCTTTTGTTTTTCCACCAGCGAAGAAATATCCACCTTGTGAGGAGGAAGCTGCTCCGTTAGCTTCTGCTTTTGCAAGCTCGTCAATAAATACTCTATCTCTCCATCTTCTATAGTCATCTAAAAGTGTTAGAGAACCAATAGACTGGTGGAACATATTTAAGTTACCAGTGTCTAAAAGAAGACGCTGTGCTGTAACTAGAGTTTCACGAGCAATTTTAAATGTACTTGGCTGTGTTGCATCACCAGGATCTGCAGGACCTGTGTACTCTTTAAGTACTACAAGTACCTTTTCCTTTGTGATGTTACGGCTGTTTGCTGTACCAATAGTTTGATCAGCAATACGCTCTCTAGAGTCCTTCGTGCCAGGTGTACCCCAGAACTTGTATCTATCGAGCTGAACGGTTTGACCAGGTTGGCGAGAAAAATCGTGTACCACTACTGGTTCCACGGCCATCTCAGCCACATATGCTGGGTGGGGCCTATATAGCTCCGCACCTAGAATCTTTGGAAAGTCATTATCAATGAACACTTTGCTTTATCCTCCAAAAGTGGCAGTAATGTTTTATCGGGTAAAAGAATTAGACATATTTAGTCCTATCTCTATTAATTAAAATTTTAGCAGTACATAATTTTTTACAAAAAGAAGTATGCACTGCTACAGAGCGAAGCCCTACTCCATTACGAATAATTTATTCTGAACGGTGTTTGGCTGTACTTGGTTAAGTACTTTCCATGCATTCTGTGGATCACGAGTCATAGTCTCGCTAAATGAACCCCAGAAATTCTCTGGCTGCTGTGGTGCAGCTGCCTGTGGAGGTGCTGGAAAGTTTGATGGAGCCTGTGTAGCAGAAGTATTGATACCATTAGCAGGTTCCTGTGAAACTGGAGCTGTTGGATATCCTTTTGTTTCTAACTGTTGCTCATTCTCATAAACAGGATATGGTCCCTCTGGTCCAAAGTACTTAAGTGTGTAATCACTTAATACGTCTGGATTAGTAAGTATCTCGTTATAAGCTAGATTCTCTTGATGCTCTTGTACAGCAAAATCTGCATATCCTTTTATTAATCCTTGTGCTTGATTTCCCCACTGAACAGCACTATCTAGCATTCCTTCTAGGTTTAGAGCGTACTTGTTTAGTACCGCTGGTGCCTCCATCCCGAATGCGTTTATCACTTCCTTTGTCTCTGGACTTAGGTTGTAATAATCTGCGATCGCTCCGTCCACCTCTTGGTGAGCTTGCTTTGCCGCTTCCCCTGAGAGTGTCGAGGAGGTTTGGGAAGAGTTGACCGAGTATCCCTGGTTGGCTGACGAGGTCTGGGGAACCGATAGTGGTGTAGCTTGGCTGCTGTTTGTCTGTCCGTAGTTCGCTGGTGCGTACTGTGTCCCCACTTGAGAGGGTTGACCCTGGAACGGGGATTGGACTGGTGTACTCAGGACGTTCATTACCTTGTTGAACGCCGATTCCCATGGGTTGCCCTCCGGAGTTGCCGCCGGTTGGGATTGGGGGGCGTACTGAGTAGGGTTTGACTGGTAGCTGGGGGCTGCCTGAGGTACCGCTTGGGGGTAACTCGTACCCACCTGATAAGCCTGAGGTGCCGGTGCCTGAGGAGCTGCCGGTGCCTGAGGAGCTGCCGCCACGTAACTGCTTGGAGCTACTGTCGCTGCTGGTGCCTGGCTCATCTGTGGGGTCGATTGGACGGTAGCGTCCTGCATAACTCATCTCCTTTTGTAATGCTTCTAATGTTCGATACAGATAGGGTGTCAGATCTAAGCGTGGATCTGCCGCCATTGGTAAGTCTGGTGACTGCGGGTGAGGGGTCTGCATCATTCCCCCCACTAACTTTGCAAACTGAGAGTATGCACTCTGTAGTTCGCCCACCATCCTGAAAGGAAAACCAGATAACATGGCTGCCCTCTCCTCGTCCGTTTTGCTCGGAAAGAGGTATTTCAATGCTTCTATGCTATCAACGCCTAATTCTTGAAGATTTCTTACAACAATCGAATTATTCAATGTATCTTGTGTTGAGTCTTCATAAACAGGCCCCATCCATCTCCATTGGATACTCAAATCACCATCAGGTATCAATCCTTTTACTCCGGGAGGTATCTGCTGAGCCTTTAAAGCTGCCATCAATAGCTGTTTTATTTGGTCGTCATAAAACTGCATCGCACCTTCATAAAGAGCTTCTTGTTCTGGTGTAGCATCTTCAGGAAGATCGACTGGTTTTTCTAGTCCAACAGCAGAGGCTAAGGTATCACGGAATAACTGCTCTTCTTGGAAAATTATTAACTCTAAACAACGGCATAAACCATACGTGTATACGGAAGCAGCTTTCTTCTTAGCAGTAGCTGCTACTCTTCCAAATAAAGACTTATATTCAGTAGCTGTTACTCCAGCTGATATGGATAATTCATCTACTCCTCCTAAAGCAGTTCTTATTTCTTCTCTATACTGACGTGAGAAAGAATTCTGGTCTCCAGTAATCGCATCAGGGACAATATAACCAACACGATCATTAGGCTCTAAATTAGCTATAACTCTAGGTACTCTGATTTGACCATCAACACCACGAGATAAAGGATCAGATTTAAATCTAGATTGGCTTAAAGGGTTGGCTCCTGCAAAACCAGAGTTAGCGGCAATAGAAGGTCTTTGTACAGCAGAATCACCTGATTCCATTAAATCTGTTTTTGGTCTTGAGGAAAGTAGTGTTGGATTACCAAAGAAGGTAACGTTCTTTCTCATGGTAGAAACCATCTCATCATGAGTACATATGTGATTAGCTAACGCATCGAATTCACCTACTCCTTCTGCTGAGAATCCTTTTGCATTATTAAATATCTCTACACAAGGTATAAAACCTAAGGTATTAACAAATGTTTTAGTGTTACTAGCTAAACCTTGATAGGTGGAATCAAAAGATAGTTCTCCTTCTGAATGTGTTTCTTTAATGACCTTTTTCTTAATGGATAGTTTTATAAATCTCTTAGATCCTCCTTGTCCCATCATGTCAGGACCACTTATACTCTGATTCACTATTTCCTGTTGATAACCTGATCCTTGACGTACTTTATAGCTATATATAATTACAACTTCATCAAGTTGGCCGTCAATATTGTAATAGCTTCTATATTCATGCCTACGAAAATAGTACAGTCTGTAATTAGTCTTAGTGGGTCTGATGTAAAAAATACCTTGTCCATCACAAAGAAAGTAATCCCATATAGAATCTAGTCTAGTATCAAGCTGGTTATATTTAATTACTCTGTCTACAAAATCTTTTCTTTGATTTCCAAAGTTATCTTGGGCTGGGAAAAACTCTACTCCTTGTCTAATTCCAAACAATTTCATCTGGGCAAGGTGGGAAGCCACTATCCCAGTATCTATCATTCCTCCACCATCTTTGTTTAGG